ATAGTCTCTCTAATTCAAGACTTGCAGGAAAAGTATCAGGTTACAATTGACATTAAACAGATGAAAGAGTCCTTGGAGAGTTTGGGATGTGTGATAAAATGGAATGTTGTGAAAAATATAATACCCAGAGTCAGTCGTGGGATTGAGTTGTTTTAAAATGAAAGTGCTAGCTATTACAAATAAATATACAAATATACAATAGTACAATACACCATTTGTACTGTTGTACATTTGTATAATTGTACGATAGAGTACAAACTTTTTTTTATTTATACATAAATTCTCTAACACTCACACATACTGTGGCCAAATTCGTGGATATTGCTTTCAAAGAAGCTTCAATGGAGGAACGTGACGGTGCTCATCATTACTCCTTTGATGGCCACAAATCAGTAGGCATTACAACTATTCTTAATAGTACCAAGCCTGATGAGGATGCTGCCAAGCTGGAAGACTGGAAAGTTAAGGAGAATATTAGATGGGAGACTCCAGCTAATTACATCTTCAAGACCGCAGGTCCTATTGGTACTGATACTCATAATGCAATTGAAGCTTATCTTAAAGGTGAAAAATATTCTCCAAAATATACAATCTCAAAAGGACATATGATGAACATTGTACCTCTATTAGATAAAATTGATAATATTAGAACCAATGAGAGTCGATTATTTAGTAAAGAATTAGGTATTGCAGGAACTGTTGATTGTGTTGCAGAGTATGATGGTGTGTTATCTATTATTGATTTTAAGACCAAGAGATCAGATAGAAAAGAAGAATGGATAGTTGATAATTTCCTGCAAGCTACAGCATATGGTATCATGTGGGAGGAATTAACTGGTGAGAAAATATCACAGATTGTTATTTTGATATCAACTGAAAAGAACTCGAGTCAAGCATTTATCAAAGACCCTGCTGATTATGTAGATGCATTAAAGGAAAGGATTAAAGAATATTACAAGTGAGAGATTTCCCTTGACTCTCACAAATGACAATATGTGATGGTTGCGCTCTATAATCTTTAAGATTATTTAAAAGTCTATCTTCAATTAAGGTTGGACAGCATGACCCACCCCTTGCTAATATGGGCAAAAACTGTGTCACACAAATATTTTTTGGTGGGGGCTATTTAAAAGAAATAATATTCATTGAACCTCACATAAAGTATGAGGATATTATACACCCTCCTGGCCCACCATCAATTCTGCCAAGAACAGATTGACTGCACGAATGTGTTTACATCTACTCCCACGGAACTGATGATCTGGGCATTCGCAGGTCTGCTTCTGAATGTGCACTTCATACACTTTATCCTCTCCAGCTTGCACAGTTGCAGTGTGTCTATCAAAAATACTTACACCGTCAACTAAGGCCTCAGCCTTTTCATCACGGGCAATCTCAGAGAGTTCTACCTTGGCCTCTGATATTACCTGTTCTAATTGTTGTTTTGTTTTCATGATATAGTATACTATAATACTAGATATATAGTTTACTATTATTCTATATTAGTATATATACTATATATACAGTAACATAGATATATATAATACTATAATTATAGTACACCATGGTAGAAGAGACAAGACAAGTAAACTTTATAGGACTTGCCCAATTATTAGATGACTTTAACATTTGGTGCATCCAACATAGGACCACTAGAACAAAGGCCCTCCTGGAATATATGAGTAAATGTGTGGAGGAGAAGGAATGAAACTAAGAGAAATTTGGTATGAGATGCCACTTTTAATTAAAATCTGTTTATTCCTTAGTGTAGTTGGAATTACATGTATTGCATTTATAATATTTTTAGTAATAAATTGTGAATCAGATATGAGTATGCAAACACCAATCCAAATATTGTTTGAGGACTGTATGAGATGAAACTCTTTAACCGTAAACACCAACATAAATTTCCAGATGTTCTAGGATTACCACAAATGGAATATCAAGAGCTATTTAAAAAAGTAATAACAAATAATGGATTTGCATATTATACACAAAAATGCTCTGGTTGTGAAGAAACAAAATCACGCTTAATCTTTCTGCCATTGAAAATAGAAATGAATCACATATCAGAATACAGATCAGAACAGAATCACAATCTCCCTTTTATTGTGGATAATTAATGCATATATCTCACCAACCCCTTCATAATATATGAACGCTATACAATCAATGTCAGACTCGTTAGAAAATATGTATGAAGATCTTTATAGTGTTCATATGGATCTAACAAAAAAATACAATAATCATGTTAAAGGTAAAGGCATCGAAGACTTTGATGATAATCACAAAAATCTAGTTAATGCAATGGGCCAGATAGCCAATGCCACACTGGGTATCTTTAGAAATTATAAGATTCAAAAACAATTAGATGATATTGTTAAGATAATTGATAGACTACCTGACGAGGTAAAGCGAAAATATTTTGCTATAGAACTAACGGAGTGAGTAACCATTTCAATATCATTTGAAGCGCAGCTAAAAGGAATACGAGGTAAAATGTTCATGGGTGCTAAAGTATTACCCAACCTACCAAAGAACAATCTAAAATGGATTCATACAGCTCGACCATACGTTGGTCGAATCAAAAGAACTTTTGACTGGGAGCCATTCTGGATAGATGTGTATGAGGATAAATCACCAAATATAGTGGCAGTCAATGCCCGTCAAACATTCAAGAGTACATTTGGAACTGACATTATTGGTTGCTATGCAACATCACATGATAACGCAGAAGTAACCTATGTAGTGGATAGATCAGACAGGGCATCAGCTTGGTCTAAACAACGATTCAGAAAAGACACAATGATTAAAAATTCAATGCTTGCAGAGTTTCTACCACAGGGCAGAGCTGCAGTTGGTGAGATTAACCTGGTGAATAATTCAGTAGTGTATGTGAGAACTGATGAGAACGAATACAACAACGTCCAAGGAATGACGAATGGTGTTATGGTATTTGATGAATGCCAGTATCAGGATTTACAATTTAGAACCACAGCTCTATACACAATGACCCACACCAGAGGACAATCATACTATCTTGGCATTGGTGGTGAAGCAGGATCAGAGTGGCACAAGATGTGGAAAAGATCCGACCAGAAGGAATGGGTCTTTGATGATATACACTGGCGTGATAAACTAACATTTGATGATGAAGGTAATTTATCTAATGAAAATCCTACAGACATTGTATCTGGTAAGTGGGTAGCTGCACATCCAGAGAATAAAGAGTTCAGTGGGTATCACATGTCACAATCAATCTTTGCAAGAATACCATTAACCATATACGATGCCATCAATCTATACAAGACTCGCCCTGATGTATCAATAGAGTTCCAAGAGAAACATAATCCTAAAAGTATCGTATCATCACACGTTGAGGGAGTATTCTATAAGGCAATGCGCAGACCGATAACTCCTGAGATGGTTGAAGCTTGTTACGATAAAGAAAAGGTGATGTTAACTGGAGAGCAAGTCCAAGAGATTAAAAAGAATAATGATGTGTATGTATTTCTAGGAATTGACTGGGGGTCTGGACCCGCAGCTTCAAAGACAGTAGGTGCTGTAATCATATATTGGAAAAAGACAAACAGGTATGAGCTTGCATTTATTGACAGTAGACCAGAAGAACATGAATATGATCAAGCTGCGCACTTTGTTAAACGATTCAACGAATACGGATGCGACTATTGTGTTGCAGATATGGGATATGGAAAAGACAAAGTAACTATGATGCAAAAAGGAGGATACACATCTACTGGTGAGAAAATTGCGGGACTTGGCAGCGGTAGAGTCATGGGGTGTTGGACATCAGGTAATCTAACACAGGAGACTCACACCAAAAGTGAAGAGATGGATACAGATAAAAATATTGGAGAAAATCTTGCACACCATACAGTGGATAAATCAGAGATTATCCAGGACTTTGTTGATATGTTAGGAACTACAGTTCCAGACGAGTTTGACAATCCACAACCTCAGTTTATAATCCCAATGAAAAACGACTGGGAGTGTGGATTTTTAGTTGATGACTTTTGTGCAACTACCAGAAAAGATTTAGCAGAAGACCAGGAAAACATTGTAGAGGATGGCAGACAGAAAGCCAAAAAAGAGTTCAACCATCCAAAAGATTCCATGATGAGTATCATATACTGTATGATAGGAAAGTCAAAATATTCCTCTGGTAGATTTACAATGACTGTAGTTAATCGTAGATTTTAAATAATTTAATGTGTTTAGAAAATATATGAAATATGCTTCCGATTTTTTATACGAACATTTACAATTCAAAAAACAAATAAAAAATTTACTCGCAAGACCATATTCTAGTCAATATTATAGTTTAAGAAAAGAACTAAAGAAAATTATGAATGATAAATAATGCCTCAAACTCTCTAAAATGCATATAACCAAATAATCAAATTCATTAATCATTGGCTAATACTAATAAATTTCCTGGACTTGATGATGGTCCAATAACTCATAGCGCAGTAGATAATCTCATAGCTGACGGTCCCATAGGGATGGGCGATGTAGTACAGTTAGTTACTACAGCATTCAAGCCAGGTGAAAATATTCCTAGAGTAATTAGTGCTATTACGACTGGCACTCCATTGTCTTACGGTATTGCAGTAGGTGGAGATGAGGATGGAGATTACGGTAACGGTTCTGATGCAGATGCACAAACATTAGCATTTCAAGCAACAAGCAGAGCAGGACAAGGAGTCAAAGTAGTTAGTAGAGGAAACTGTCTAGCTAGAGTTGCAGGTACTGGAGGAGCAGTAGCAATAGCTGATAAGCTTACAGTAAACATTGATGGAAGATTAAGAAAAGCAAGTACTGGTAATGATGTAATTGCAATTGCATTAAACACAGTAGCAGTTACTGATATTGATATGATACCTGTAGAGGTAGTAAAAGAAGGAAAAGTGATATAATTATGGCAAATGAAAATAAATATCGTATATTATCGAGTGGCGCACTTGCTCACAGTGCAATTGAGAATATGATATGTGATGAGGCGATAGACATGGGTGATGCAGTATCGCTTGTTCTTACACCTATTTTATCTGATGAGATCCAACCTCGTGTAATACGTGCCATTGGTTTTGTAAATGTTTACGGCATAGCTGTGGGAGGAGATGCTGATGGCATATATGGTGATGGCTCAGCATCTACTAGTGATGTAACTAGAGCAACTACCGCAGCTGGTCAAACAGTACGAATTATAACTAGAGGTAGATGTCCAGCTAGAGTTAATGGTGTTACTAGTCTAGCAGTATCAATTGGTGACAGACTTGTAGCAAGTGGAATACCTGGCGTTTTTCAGAAAACACCTGCTGCGATAAGATTTGTAGCAGCTATAGCATTAAACAATGTAGCAGTAGGTGATACAGATATGATAGTAGTAGAAATGGTCAAAGAGGGGCTAAGCATATAGGATAATACAATGGCTAATACTAATAAAATCAAAGGTCTACAAAATGGTGCATTAACTCACAGTGGAATAGAAAATATGATTTGTGATGGTGATGGGATTATTGAAATGGGTGCTGTAGTAGAACTTGTTTCTCCGATACAAGAAGGTGAACTCCTTCCTAGAGTACAAGAATCATTTGGAATAAGAGGCAGTCCATTAGTATATGGTATTGCTGTTGGCGGTGACGCTGATGGGTTTTATGCGGAAGATGGAGGATCAGACGCTGCTGCATTTGCAACAATATCTGGTGCTCAAGTACAATCAATTACTGTAGTAGCTCCTGGTAATGAGTATCTAACTGTGCCAGATGTGATTATTGATAGTTCACAAACAGTGGGTTCTGGTGCTACAGCTACTGCTACTTTAACAGATGGTAGGGTAACAAGTATTGCTGTAAATATGGCTGGTTCAGGTTATGATACTGTTGTACCTCCTGTAGTAAGAATTACAAGATCACCACGTACAACAACTAGAGCCACCACAGAAATAGGTCAAACTGTAAGGGTTTTAACAAGAGGTAAATGCCCTGCTAGGGTTGTTAATAGGATAGGTACTATGCCAATATCGTCAGGATTAGCAGCTTCTGAAATACCTGGTGTTTTATCTGAAAGTTCACAACTAGGAGCAGACACATTGGGTATAAGTCTAGATTCAGTAGCAACAGATGATCTGGATATAATAATAATTGAAGTAGTCAAACAAGGAGATCTCCGAGTATGATGGTAGAATTGTTAACTTTCTTCTAATTTATTAACAACTTTTATATCTAAATATGGCATTTCTTAATAACGTGGTAATGTGTCTGGGTCACCGATACGGTACAGAATGTAAAAGAGTAGTAAGAACCACTCATAATACCTCAAATTGGGAGGATTATCAATTATGCTACAAATGTGCAATAAACCCACTAACAGAAGAATATCGTGAGCAACTCTTAATTACTAATTGATCATACACCATACATCGGATAACAATCTATGTGGAGTAATCTGTAATAGAATCGTCTGAGGAAAAAAAAAATGAAATTCGAGATTGATGATAAAACAGGAATGATAGGAGAGTTAGATATGTCTAATTCAGAAATCGTAGGTCCTTCATTAAATGTTAATTCAAATCAACTAGAACAAATCCTCCAAGCAGTAAAAAAGACACAAGAAAAGTCACTCAATAAACAAATCCAAGAGGTACAAGATTCAAAGAATAAACATGATGTGATAATCAATGTTACAGGAGAACAAGGTGCACGCGTTTATGATTCTCAAATAATAGAACGAAATCAAAAGATAGTGGATATTCTCAAGTTTATAGGTGATAGAGATCTAATAATGGGTGGAGATTATTCTTACAAAACATTAAAAACAAGAATTAGAGAAGCCACAGGCAAAGACATCAAAGACCTCTAAAATGCATATAATTTATGAAAGCAACAAAACCACATGAAGTGGCTTAGTAAATCCAGTTATGTTCCTGCAATTAGAAAAAGCAGGCAATCAATAGCTGAATTTATTTCTCCACCAAAGATGTTTCCACATCAAAATAATTCTTCAGTCTCCTTACAATCTATCCAGAATTTTATGCAGATGCCAGTAACTGAACTATCTCCTGGTTTATCTCAACCCGTGTGGGGGCCTGAAATATCTACAGTTGGGGCTTATTCACGTGAGGGATATACTTCGCGCACGTTCGATGTCCCTGCAATTCCATTTCAAACTCAAAGTATAGCACTACAACAAGACGAAGATATACAACTTGCAATGAATAGACTATCTTCTCAAATAACAGGAGGAGCTCACTATATCACTACTGCAAATGAAATCCTAACTGAATACATAGAGAAATTCACAAAGAACATGCAGTTTGATAGATTAGATACCATACTAATCAAAGAATTACTTTGGTATGGTAATTCAGTGTATAAACCACGAATGGGAATTAGAAATGTACAAAAGTTTTCTGATCTTATGCATATACCAATATCGTCATTTGTGAGAGTATGGTGGGATAGACAACGTCAGCCATACAAGTATGAGTTTAGAGGTAGTCAATATCAAGGATATCACAATCCAGGTGAGGTAATGCATTTCAATTGGAATCCAGTTGATGCTAGTGTGTTTGGTACAGGCTTTGGAGTCTCTGCAACTAGTGAAAGAATATTTGATATGGTCATATCTGGTGAGAAGACACAACAAGTTACAATGCCATCCATGTTGAATAGAAAATATGGAATACAGTTCATCATGCAGATGGCATCACAACGTTACGTTCCAAGAAATGTTTACACCGCGAAGGGGGGAACAGATGATGATAGAGCACAACTACAAAGTTTCGTTGAGCAATTACAAATAGGACAGGATTTAGTATCGGGGGCAGGCCTTGACATCCAAGAACTAGGAACTAACACAAGAACATTCAATCCTGCTGAATTTACAGAAACAGTTCAATCACCAATAATGAAAGCAGTTAATGACTTTTCAGGCAAGCAAGGATCAGAATCACAATCTACATATTCAAACGCTGAAACTGCAAAGGACGAAAAAGAAACAGGACTATCTGCATTTACCATAAACGCAAAGGTACAACTAAACGAATTATTTTTCAAGCCATGGTATGAATCTAATCCTTACTTTGGTCCAGAATACATGATGGGTATGCTTCCTGTAGAGTGGGATGATTTGAAATTTGAATTAAACTTTGGTTCAGTAGAAAAGAAAGATATTCCAATAGAGCAACATATCAAATTGATTGAATTGTATCTATCTATTCCAGGACCAAAGAATCCTAAAACATTATTGAAAATGTTTGAACAAGCTGGAATGCCAATTGGCGTAAATGATTTTGAAGGAATAGAAATAGCTTATGATGATCCTAATGGCACACAAGCAATAGACAAAGCAAATCAAAACAGCCAAGAGGAAAATCCAACAGAGGAAACATTACAACTACCACCATATTCTGACATGGGTGGTGGTGAAATTCCTGAATTTAATAACCAAAACGTAGGGGAGCCTCCAATGGATGATATTATCTATGATAGTATGGCACGATTCCCAAGGGATACGCCATTTGTGCCAGGAACATTCCATCAATCAAATCAATCACAAGACTGGAACATTGGTAGACAATATGAGGCGAAGAAAAAGAAATGATAGTTAAGATAAGAACAAAATTTGGATCATACATTGTAGATATTCCAGAGAATAACTTGCACAGATTTTATCTAAATGAATATTCAGAAGAAATAGTGGAGTGTTACAAATAATGCCTGGTGATCATCATCCAAAATACAAGAGCTGTGTAAGTAAAGTAAAAGCTAAAGGTGACGATGTAAATCCATATGCTGTCTGTCATGCATCTACAGGAGAAATAGAAGAAGCTGATTATCCGTGGGGACAATGCCAATCTGATCAAGCAAAAGCAGGACATGACAAAGAGTCTGCAAATAAAATATGTGGTTCTATCAAAGCAGCTAATGAAACAATAGAGGAATTAATTAAAGGACAAATTTTAGAAACTCAAATTAAGGATTGTAGTGGAGTTAGTTGTGGATGTCAGAAGAAAAAACGCTCTTAATCCTAGAACCTAACACTTTAGATTTACAAAAGTTAATGCGGTATAAAGAATTAGAAGCTCGAGGAATACAAGAACCAGAATTAACTAGAGCAGTTGAAGCAGAGTTTGTTGATTATCCAACTCCTACTGATATTACACCTTGGCCTGGACCAATTACAGGAATAGATAATGCAGGTCCAATTGATCTTAATCTAGTATTTTCAACTGCAAGTACACCACCACTAGTATTACCTCAAGAAAACTTTGCAGGACCATACGATGTATCTAATGTTAATCCCTATCCAAACAATCCAACACCTGATCCAAATGGAGTAGGTGGACAGAGTAACACTTATGACTTTACAAACTTTCCAGCTCCTCCATCTAGTAACTGGTTAGGTCTTGCAGCACCAGACAACGCAGAAACACCAACAGTAGGTATTGATGGATTTAATTCTCATAAAGCAATTCCTGAATGGCGAAGAGGAGATGTAGAGCAATCACAAATGTACCCTGATACAACACCAGATATTATTTTACCTCCTAGTGGTCAACTAAACGAAATAATTGCAAATCCAATAAGAGAGGTAATGGGAAAAATACGTGAAGAATTTGGATGGTTAGGGGATGAATATATCACAAACGCAAAAGAGTTGGCAACACAAAACAATGGTGTATTATATTTGATTAGAGCAGCTCAAGCTACAATCACTGATCATAGATCCGAGGGTGAAAAGTATAGACGAAAACTATCTGGTCAAGAACTGCAAGGAATGGCTCGAACTGCAATAAAACATGGTATGGATGTTAATCACGATTCTACATTCAAGACTAGCGCAACTATCTTAGATTCTGATTATGATCCTAGACGAGAAGAAATTCAAATGGTAGTAATGGAGAGGGATCCACAAATCAATGAGTACATTAGAAATGGTTCAATTACCGCAGTCTCTATCAATGGGGGAAACCCACGCAGACAAGTAATAGAGCCATGCGATGATAACTGCACTTCTGGTTGTGAGATGTGTAATGTTCCTCAGGGAGTGATATTAGGTGAGGATGATGGGATTGGAATGACTTGGGTAGTTACAGACCCTAGAGGGATATTTTACAAAGGGCAGCACATTGAATCTGCTGAACCAGGTATTAAAAATACAAAAATTGAAATCCTCTAAAAAAATGCATATAATCAAATACTAATCACACAAAACATGAATAGTTATATTCAGAAAATACAAGAAGCTCGAACTTTTAATGAAGCCGACAGGAATGTCCTAAGCAAATTAGGTGCAAATGGCTCTGTTAAAAAAAATGTTGAGTCATACTTCATGATGCGAGACAGCCCAAACCCTCAAACTAGAGAATATGGTATGACTTGTCTTAATGAGGCAGCAACAACTCTCAAAGATTCAGAACAACCAGCACAACCAGAATCTCCAGGATTAAAAGTTAAAGGTAATCACTTTGTAAAAGAAGAATTGTTATCTAATCATAATCCTACTACATCAAATACTGGCTCTGATCAATCAAGTGATAACACACCACCATACCCACAAGAAGGAAGAAAGTTTGGTGATGAGGATATGGAAGACGCACCAGATACTGAGAATCAAATGACAGAAATGGAAGACGATTCAGCAATGGACATTTTGGAAAACACAGACTTACACCCTGACATTAGAAAAAAAATGGGTGCAAATATGCCAAAGGTTCCACCAATGGATACTGGTGATGCAGTCAAACAAATGCAATATACCGTAAAACCAATTATTAATCACATCAAAAAACAAGATAAAATAATTGAAATGCAGGGAAGAGCAATTAGAAAACTATCTGAACAAGTTAGAGAAACAAGATCAATGTCTTTGGACTTGGAAAGTGTAAAAGAAAATTCTATTGCATCCTTTAGAGAAACAACAAGCGGTCAGGTTGACATTCCAATAAACTTCAATCAACAAAAACCACAAAACACAGAATTTGAGCTTATTGAGACAAGGAGTAGAATTTCAGAACTCAACGATGCGTTAGCAGCAAAGCTAACCTAATCATTTTTTCTTTTTAAAAAATGCATATAATCAAACAATAGTTACACAACTTATGGGAAGTACAAATAGATTTCCAGGATTAGCACGTGGTCCAATAGATCACCAATCTAGTTCTGTAATTAATTTGATTTCCAAAGGAACAATCGTAATGGGAGATGTTGTAGCGTTAGATAAACCTGTATCACCTACACCATTTGATAGTAAAACTATCCTTCCTCAAGTCACACCTTCAGGTGCACTCGGTACTAATCTAGTATATGGTATAGCTGTAGGTGGAGACGTAGACGGCATATACGGTGATGGCCAAACAGTAACTGATGATAAATTCAGAGCTACTAATGGCGCTGGACAAGGAGTCGTTGTGGTAACACAAGGCAGATGTCTAGCTAGAGTCAATGGCAATCTTGGTACAGCAGTATTCATTGGTGATAAACTCGTAATGAGTGCAACATCAGGTGAACTACAAAAAGCAGCCGCACCAGGTACAACTGCTACTATACAATTTGTAATTGCAACTGCATTACAATCTGTAACCGTAAATGACGTTGACATGATAGCAGTTGATGTTCAAAGAGAAGGAGGAAACTCTATATCTTGACCTCTAAATTTACTAGAGCATCCTTATTGGCATTGCCAGAAATGGCACACATTAAGGAAGCACTACAATTAAGTGCTCAAGCAAGAGGTAATCCTTCGGACATCATGAAGCCCATTAGGGAAACACCATTCCATGTTTTCTTTGCAAAAGGTGAGCATTCACTTCAAAACGAGACACAAAATCCAAGCCTTCCAGAACTATGGTTTGGACAATTTGGTATGCGTATAGGTGATTATGCAAGAACCAATCCATACATAGGTGGACAGCAACTTAGAGAGACGGTATCAATACCAAATACTCTAAGTGCATTGAAAATATTCGATGAAGTAATCGAAGGCGCAGAGCCATGGTCTGACTGGAAACAGTATTCCAAGATTGTTGACATGACAACACCAAAAGTGACTGTACCTATTACAAAATATACAGACACCGTAGGTGGAAGTTCAAGTGATCAGAAAAGTATTGACATCTATAAAGAAGCAGGCGGAACACCACCACCAATTGGCGGTAAGGTTACACCTGTAGAATTAGATTGTTCAGGTACAAACAACTCTTTTAGAGGAACATTAGCTGTAAACAGAAACGATGTAAAGGACAACAATTTCCTAGCTGTTGAGCAATCGCTCAAGAACGGTGGAAACGAGTTTTACTTTATGACAGGTAAAAGAATCATTGATGATTTGCTTACCACAACTGTTGGCACTGATAACACTGCTAGTAAAGCAGACCTTGATACTCCTACAAACCCTTCAAACTCTGAGTTTGAAGCATTAGTAGAAGTTATTCGAGGAAGATTCCCAGGAGTTTTAAGAAATAGAGCTGATACAATGTTTATCCATCCACAAGACGCTGCACTCGCAGTCAAAAATGCAGGTACAAATGGATTTTACCCATTCGTGAGTAGATTCATAACTGGACCAACTGACACGACAGATGTTATTAATAATTCTGGCTTGGCACAAGCATTAGGTCTTAGAAATGTTTGGGAAACACCACAGATTCCAAGAAAAACTGTACTCGTAACAAAGAGAGATGTTGCACAAGTTGTCGGATTGAGAGAAGATCTTACAATAGAAAACTTTGATCTTTCTGTTGGAGGACTGTACGAATCTGACTTGGTAATACGATTTGATGTGAAGCAGGCACATTTGGAAGGAGCTTTCAAAATCACTGCCTTTAGTGTATAGGTGAATAATATGGGTACGCTAAGATGTTCAAGATGCAATGCACAAACAGAAGCTAACTCCATAGAGGAGGGTCGTAAAAGACTAGATCATTCAGCAGGGCTAATAATTGGGATGCCTTGCGAAGATGGACGAGCTAATCTGTACTTGACTGGAATAGTAGATACTCCAAAACCTAAATCTGAAACATCAGAAACCTTTGGAAAATCAAAAAAACAAAAAAAGATTCAATCTAAGGATTGATCTAATTTTTCTTTTTTTAAATGCATATAACTAAATATTCTCTTTTCACTTTATGGGTTTAACAACATCAGTTTATCCTGTAGATATAGAAAGAAAATTACCAACAGTAGCACTTCCTATCACACCTAATACTGCTCTACTAAAAGAGTCAATTCCAGTAACAAGAGAATTATTAAATGGATCATCTGGTTTGTTTAGAGTATATTTTTCATTACAAACAGCAACTCCTCGTGATTACGAGTTGGCAGTTTCCACAAGTAGACAAGGTGGTGAATTTGGTTTTGGAGCTAAAGCAGATGCAGTTATTGAGAATGGAGGTGTATCTAATATTATTATGAGTGCTACTGGTGATGGTTATCCTATTGGAGTATCAGCCACGGTTCCTGGTACAAATATAACTTTTGACAATACAGGAACTGGTGCAACAGTGACAGCAGAAGCTATAGCAGTTATTAATGGTGGAGAATTAGTATCAATTAATGTTACCAATCCTGGTGCTGGATATAATATTCCACCCAAAGTGCTTATTACAAGTACACCGTTCGATACCCAAGATACTTTTCTAAATGCAGATAATGAGTTTCTTTTAAGGTCTGCTGGATATTATAGATTTGATATTGGTGTACGAGCTGGTGATCTGATAAATTTTTTCTTTGAGGAACATATTACTGCAGATAATCTGGTTGCAATAGATGTTTTCAGAGTAGACCAAATACAGATAGGTGCATAATTCCACTAAATGCATATAATCAAATAACTCATTTCTATTCTCATGGGACTGCGAAGCTCGGTTTATCCTATTGATGTAGATGTAAAAGGAACAGGCACTGCTGTAGCTATCGGGGCATCTGTTTTGAATAATCCTATTGTAGTAACTACAGAATCGTTAAACGGAAATTCTGGATTATTTAGAGTTTATTTTTCACTAACTACGGCTGCTGCTGATTATCACTTGGAGGCTACACGTGTCTCAAAAGGAACAGGAGCAACAGCTACTGCTATACTAACTAATGGAATTATAACAAGTATTACTGTAGATGCAACGGGGTCTAGTTATCCCAAAGCACCTGTGGTTGCAGTTACTGGTGGTGGTGGTGGGGTATCTACTCCACCCACTGCAATTCTTCAAGGAGGAGAAGTTGTCTCAATTACACCTGGTGATACTACAACACCATTTACATCTGTACCTACTGTTACAATTACAGAGTTTAACCAAACTGCTCAACCTTTAACATTCAATGGTGATAATGACTTTAATTTGAAAACTGCTGGTTACTATAGATTTGACGTTGGTGTAAGACCTGGTGATACATTAGATTTTCTAGTAAGAACTACAGCAGTTACTGGTGTAAAGGAATTTAGAGTAGATCAAATACAGTTAGGTGCATAATTTTGGTTGTCGGCTTTAAGCCTCAAGGGATTAAAAGAAGCATTACTGCAAATACAAATAATCCTCCACAAGACCCACCAAGAAAACGAGGAATAACTCCACGACCAATGGTTACAGTAGTGAATAAACCAATTGTAAAACCAACAGTAAAGGTAGTAACACCAAAGATACAACTAACCATGAAACAAAAGATTTTCTCATTTCTTAAAAAATTGGTAATGAGGAAATGACATGGTTAGAGCTTATCTTCCTCAAAACGCACCACGAAATTTAAACAGCAATACTAACAATCCGCCACAAGGAAGGGATCTTGGTACTGGTGTTATACCTGAGGCCTTTATTCGTATGCTCTTTGAGGATGGAAATACAATGCAATATGAAGATAACAATATTATGATATACGAGGGTATTCCATCTAATTGGTTTGATGAGAACTTTAAGAGTAGAGTACCGATTAAAGTAGTACCATCAAAGGTTCAAGGTTCACATACGAACTACAAATTTTTGTTTAACCAAGTATTTCCTGACTTTGAAAATCGCATACAATCAGCAGGCCAGGACATTAGATTTGTTAATGTAGATGGTGATGTCATATTTCCTATAGAAATTGAATTTGTGGATGAACCAACCCAAACGTTAATTTCTGACACAACAATTCCCATACTCGATTCAACTACGGAGTGGTTCATGTATTATGATAATCCAAATGCATCTGCATTAAATCCAGAAGATGTTTGGGATCCCCAGAAGTATAGAGGTGTGTGGCATATGAATGACCCTTCATTTGGACCTGGTTCTATACTGGATTCTACATCAAACAATAATGATGGTGATACTGCTGGCAGCCCAACTTCTGTAAATGGTCAGATAGGAAAAGCATACCGTACAAACACTGGAGGATTTGTAACTATTCCTAGTTCTACTAGCATTGATGCTATTGGTTCAACAAGTTTCACTCTAAGTTGTTGGACTGAAAATTTTAATTCACTTGACCAACATTACGGATTATTAGAGAAAAAAGTATCTTTCAATGATACAAAGAAGGGATTTCAATGGTGGAATGACTTTCGAGCCGAAGTTAGTGGACTTACAACAAGAATGAATGATGGGACACATCTTAATGATCAAGTTATGGATGATGGTGGAGCTGCAAGAACCGTTCTACAAAACACGGGAATAAATTATATTGTTTTTACTTATGACGCTGTTACAAAACAAGCCATCCAATACATTGATGCAGTTCAAGGTCAAGTTAATATTTTTACCGCAGGCAGTGGTTTTACTTTTAACAATACTGAACCTTTGACTTTTGGCAAAACTTTCGAGGTAACAGCCATTGATGCCATATTTGATGAGATCAGAGTACAACACAATGTAGTACAGAGTCCAGCTTTAATCGCAACAGAATTTAACAATCAAAGTCAACCTAGTGCATTTATCACTATTGGGGACCCTCAAAGAATACCATAGAATTAATGCATATATTTTATCACTCATCACTTAGATAGATGGTAGACCAAAAATGGACAACACGATCAATAGAGACTGCTATAAACGGTTTATCTAGATTATGTTATCTAGATGCTAATGAAACATCCCCTACTCCACTAAATAATAAAACAATAACTGTTAATGATTTTACCCAATTTCAAAATGTTAACGGTGTCAAAAAAGTTTTCAAAACTGCTGATATGCCATTTAATGATACTGCAACTTTTACAACAAGTGGTACGGTAGGTCAGCCTGCTCTTTTTACTTTTGTATATGATGCGGGTACGCCTGCAGACCTTTATGCTACTGATAATAATTTACGAATTACTGGTTCCTCAAATCCTGCTTATGATGGAGAGATCACTATTACAATTCTTACACCGACAACATTTACTGCAGTAAATTTTACAGGTTCGCCAATCCTTGTACTTGCAGGGGGACCTGACACTGGAGATCTTGTCAGAATATTAGAGGATAAAGATTATAAAATATTTACATCTATTACAATTCCTTTAGGTTTGGGTTATGAAGGAGTTAATGATTATACAGGAACAATAACGTCTGAGAGTAGAACAAAATTTAAATTTTCCATGACAGGTAATGGTACTTTTCTTAAATTAAGAAATGTGAGACTTTTCAGTTTAGATGATGTTGATGTACTTGATATATCTGGTTTACCTGGTTCTAGTACAAATACATTATTTGACATAGAAGGAACATACAACTTGGCATTGTCTGCTGTAATAGTTACTAGATCATTACTTCAAAACTTTCAGAATTTGGGAACTCTCAAGGGATTAATATATACTGTAGATTTCATAACATACAATAGTTATACTAATGGATTCGTTACGGAAGACATTCAGCCTTTACAGGGTACTGCTATTATTCTAAGTCAAGGTAACGGCAGCACCTTTATGAAAGTTAATAATTCAAAAGAACTTTACATACCAACAGGAGCACCTATTCCTTTTGAGCGTTTAGATACACCCTCAGCTCTAAATTTTTCAAATATTCAGCCATTTCTATTTGCAAACGATATTTTGTTAGATGTTAATCCATCAAATAACATCATTAATAGTAATATTGTTACAGATTCATCTGCTACATTTGGTGGTAAAATTTTCAAAGATTCAACATTTGCTGATTCAGGTACGATAACAGCATTTGCAGCAGCACCAGCACCAAGAGATGCAACTCATACCCTACTAACAGTAGGTGCCACTAATTTAGATAATGGACAATTAATTAAAATACAAAATACTACAAATTTTCAAGATGATTTTATAGTATCTGCACTTACAGCTACTACTATTGAGATTGAAATACCATTTGAGGGTACTGATACAACTGGTACTTGGCAGGCTTATAGATTCGTTCAAGCTTTTACTGATGGAGGTACCAGTACTGCAACAGGACCATTAACTTATTCAAGTAACGGACAAAACGGTACTACAGTTACTGCCAGTGCTAATTTACCTGCTGATTTTATAAAAGATAGAAGTGTACTTCATGCAGGTACTACAAATTATCTGGGTTCATTCCACATATTTAATCTCACAGCTAACTCTTATGATATTCAAGACCAGTTTGTAGCTACTGAAACAAGTGGAGGAACTGCTACGATGTTTTTGACTAACTTGGCTGCTGTAAATCATAACTTAACAACTGGAATACCAGTTTTAGTTTCTGAAGCAATAGATTTCAATGAAGGTGGAATTGTTAGAGTTATAGGGGCTTTTAATGATTCATTAACTATTGATATTACTTTTCCTTCACCTGCACCAATAGCCCAGACAGGAAAATTACTTGATGGTTCACTTACTGGTGAAACGGCAAAAAATGTTACAGTTGCTAATGTAGCAGGTGAACTCAACTCTGCATCTAAAATGAGTTTTCACATGAATGGAAATTTAGAACCAACACCATTAACTCTCGATGAGTGGAGTGACATTGTTTTAAGTGGAGGTGCTACACCTGTACCAGTTAAGATTACTTTTGATAAAGATTGGGAAATTATTGATAAAGTTAAAGGAAAATGGAAATATGTAGGAATTAAAGATTTTAAAGGGCATCTTACTCTACCTTTGATTTTTACAAGTGCAAATAATAAAGATATTTCATTAAGAATTCTAAAGAATAATGGTAGGATGCCTAACCAAAATGAAAAATCATTTACTACTCAAAACGCACAAACTGCAATGACTATTGGTGATTCAATATTTGCACAAACTAATGATGAATTTAATGTCCAAGTTATCAATAGAACAGATAGTGTTGATGTGACATTCACCAACTTTGAGCCAATTTTACAATAATAAACAACATGAATGGTCATAGTAGAGCCATTTAATAACAAGGTGGTCGTAGTATGACCATGAGTCAAGGAGAGACATATACTGGAGGTTTAGTTATTATTGGAATTACTATGGTGATTGCATTATCATTTATTCAATTGATGGTTTGGTACAAATGACTAAAACCCACGTAATCTGCAAAGACTGTGGAAATGATTTTACAACCATTAAAGATGTTAAAGCAAAAAAATTACATGACAGACCCAAATGTAAATGCGGAAGTAGAAAGTGTAAGGAGGTAAAGAAATGAAATACGTGATTCTACTCTTTGTTTTAGTTTCTTTATTTGGATTCAATGATGCATCTGCTGCATCCCATGTTGCAGAGAATGATTTAGAAATTTATTTTGATGAATCTGCACAAGCATTTATGATAAGTTACAATTTTGAAAGTCATTACAAATGTGCAGTATATGTTGGCGCTTTAAACGATTCATACTATTATCCTAACGTGAAACAATTCGGTAACGGTTCTATTGAAAAACTTAGTTATGGAATTGGTTATGGTACTCATACAGTTGAAGTTGTTGATTGCAAAGGCACACTAAGTATGCCTGTTAGTGATTTCAATGATCAAACTTTGGTTAACTTTCAAGGTTCAGTATTTGGATATGGAAATCCTTCATCTAACGCACATAGTTTTAGTGGAATCTATACTACTACACAACAAACTTCATGTGCTAGTAGTTTTAATTTTAAGAACTGTATAATTACAAATTCAACTGGAAATAAAACAACAGGAAGTAGTGATAATAGAGACCGCATACCTCCTACTCTTGGACTAGGTGAATCTGTAAGAATAGTTGATAATGGATTCACATTCAATGGAGAATCAATAAACGTTGAATATTTTCACACCAACATGACTATACACACAACAGTTAATCAAACAAATACTATTGAGCTATTAATCTATGACAATTGGGGAACAGATAAGATAGATGGTATTCTTATTGGATTAGGACTAGAAAATATTAAAACTCTAATATATAATGCAGAAAACCTAATCGACATTGAACTATTCAATACTAAAGTGGAAAAACTAACAGTTGTTGATGATCAAAATCTGTTGTATAATTGGAATGTAACTACAACAGACCACATAAAATGCTCTGAGAGAGATATGGGACACGCAGACTGTCTAAAAGTGACTTTCACGTATCAAAATAGAGAAGCAGGATTGTATAATGTCATAGCCATAAAACTAAGTGATGAATATGGTAATGACTCTATATTTTACATTAATGATGGAATTGCAGTAACTGGTGAATCTCTTAATCCTCCAATGGTAAAAACGATAAGTGGAGTAGAATATACTAGAACTGACAAAGTAAATAATACTTGGATTGATGAAGAAGGAATAGAATTTGAAGAAACTAAAGGCGGTTGGATGCTAAGAACCACTCCTTGGAATTAGTTAATACTCTAAAAAATGCATATATTTTTTAACACCAAAATTGAAGTATGTCAACTCCTGTTGAAGTATTTTCTGATTTAACTGAAACTAAACGATTTCTAAACCTTCCACCATCAAACACAACGGCTGATGCCAAAATCAATGTATCAAGAAATACGGCAGATAACTATTGTAATACTCAGATTGACTTGCATGAATTAATCCCACTTGGTACTATTCCTCCTCCTCTAGTATCTCTTGCATCTTCTCTTGCAGCATCCTATTACAATTACTGGCAAAGCCCAGATAAGACAGATTTAGGTAAAGATGTCAAATTGTGGGAGAAGAATGTCCTGGATTATATCTTGGCAAAATACGCAAGGAAAAATCCTAATGGATTATCTGGTGGTGTACCATTTGGTGTGACATCATCCATGACTGGAAACACCACATCTACTAGGAGTTAATCATGGTAGCAGCAGCAGCCACACGCCTCAAGGATAAAATCGAGGCAGCTTGGAATCTTACAGGCGAATTATCAAAGGTATCAACAGGATCTGGTTCTACATTAATGGATGAAGTTGTGCAATTCTTTGATAGAGCTGAAGTAATTGGAAATGAGGTAACAAAGGCAGTAACAGTGGAAAAAATCAATGATGAAAGCGAAGAAGTTGTAGTAAAACACCCAAACTTTAACGAAGTATCAGACATTTACGAGATTACCGTATATTGGAGAGTACCTGATGTAGAGCCATCTAATTTCACTATTGCCATACACAACATTGAAGAAATGGCAAGAGAGACAATAAAGATTCTAAAGACACTATATGATCCTGCTGTATCACCCCCCATTGGGATTTACTATAGAACATCAAGCTCTTGGGTGAACGAGGACAAATATGATGGAAATCAGCCAGAGTTAAGACGAAAACTACGATTCCAATTAACTGCAATTACATCTGATAACGCAGAGGCATACACTGGTCTTACAGGTGTTTTAGTTTTTGATACATCTGCATCTAGTGGGGATAGTAAACCAGGAGCTGATTTTACATATGCTGGAGTAGAGGGTGTAAAGATTAGAGAGGGATTTGAGCAGATACCATTACTAACAAAAGATGTTACAAAGGGAGTGGGCGTTCCGTTTCAAACTAGGGGATTATTCAGTGGTACATTTACTGCCATTATGGTTGCCATACGGACTAACATACTAGGAACTACACTAGACAAACTGGAAAAGATTTACCAAGTTCAGAGTGCCTCAAATTTTAAACGCCAAAATGCCGAAGTGGCATTACTACACACTGTTAACAATGATGAAACTCTTACTAATAGAGTTCTTAAAATTAATGTATTAACGCATGGAAGACTATACAACGAGAATACCTTTGTAGTAATTGATCCTCCAACTAGTGGAACTACGGCTACAGCATTTCCTGTTATTGAAAATTTTCAAGTTAAAAGAATAGTTATGATTCTTCATGGAGATGGTTATACAACTGTTCCAAATGTGCAAATTATTGATCCACAATTTTCAGGTGTGGATGCCACCGCAGAAGCTGTTTTAAGTACTGATGGTTCTACTAGGACCTTTACAACTCAATCCTTTATGAAAATAAATAACATATTCAAGGATTCAATGGATGATGATTTGGTAAAATATGTAGTAACTGGTACACTTACCAGACCCAGCGTATACACGGAGACACCAGCACCATAATGGCAGGAGCAGAAAAAGACTTTGTAGATACACAAGGAGTAAAATTAACTGCAAACAGTGTAGAATACACACAACTAACCAATCTAGATTTTCAGATAGATAGTAATATCGAAAAACACCAACTCACAAACGATACAATAGACAATATTTTTTCATTACACATGGATTACATTCAAGCAAATATGATACTAACTACTGGCGAACTTGCAGGATTACAGGTTTTAACAAAAGATGTTAACGGAGTTAGACCAAAACACGATTGGGCATTATCCCTTAATGATAGTAGTAATGTAACAAAAATTCTAACCTTAAAGAATGGTCAAGTAAAAACTCTAAGAGTTACAGATCCTGGAATATCCTATGTGGAAATATTTATCAGGATTGAAGGAAGCGAGAATGAGACGGTGACATAATGGCTGATCTACAAAATATACTTTATCAAATAGTATTATCTATTCTAAGGGATTCAAAATTTACTTCTGCTAGTGAGGGTCACGTTAATCGCTTTGATGGAATTATGGGTGGTCAGACAGCCATAGGCTCTGATGAGGAGATAAGAAAAGCGATTGAGGAGATAGTACGTGCAATACTTGAAGAGGGTGGATTTATTCCAGAAGAAGAAGAAGATGAGAACATAAAGGCAATTAAAGAAAAAGATTTTCTTACTGAAAAAACAGCACTAAAAGGTGCACAAAAGGTCAAAGGTTTAGCACAAAATCCTACATCTATAGTACAAATGGGATTGGCAGCACTTCCTCATGCTGCATTAGTTGCATTTGCTATATCCCTTACACCGTTAGTTTTTGACTATCTAACACGTCCAGGAGGACCAATGGATGTAAGATGGAAGAGAGTATTAGAGAATGAGTTTAATGCATTTCTTTCAAGGCAAACTCAAAAGGACACACAGATGGGAGTAAGACAAGTAGTTATTCAATCAAAGATAGGATTCACTGCAGCCAATGGAGTAAACAACTACAACACGTCAAGAGGCATTCGTGAAGGTGGAATAAATCCAGAACGTGAAAGCAGAATTAAAATGGCTGATCATACAAAGGGGCTGTGGTAAAATGGTTGATTCTATATTCCGATTGACAAATGCAGTTGATACTGAGGCTACAGTAGGTCCTACTGAAAAAATTATTTTCAATACTGGTACTACACCTGATAGTACTGGCAGACAGGTATCTACTAGTTTTGAGATGATAACTGATTTGAACCCTCACCCAAATCCAAGAAGAAAATTAAACTTTATTCAAGATTCACTACTTGGAGTAGTGGAGGTAACAATTGTTGGTTATTTCATTCAACATAAAACAACTCTAGGACCAAGGAATCTCTTTAACTGGGAAGTTGATGATAAACAAAATTCTAATTTTCAAAATGGCAGATTTGGTTTAACAGTTGATAGTTTTTCTAATGGCCTGTTAAATGTAGTACCTACAATTGGAAAAAATGGTACGGGATATATGTTATCTAGTATTTTCGTAGAAGATGTAGAAGACCCTCGGGATAAGGTTTCATTTATTGCCAAATTCCTTAGAAACGGTACAATAACTACGGTGACATAGATGACTCAGTTTAGTTTTGTTGTAATTTTTAATCCAATATCAACATGGACTACTCCTACAGACTATTCTATAGGTGATCAAGTAGAAGACCTTAGTGTTTTTTATAGAGCAAAGACTGATCATACATCTTCTGGTGGGAATCGTCCTCCTAGTAGTGATTGGGATGTTATAACACCTACTAGTCCAAACCAAATCATTACAAATGATATTGAAACCCTAAAAGAAATAGAGATAGGATCTGGTGAAGTAAGAAGTTTATCACTTCGATTCAATGCAAATCAGGGGGCTTTTATCACAAATACAAATTCTGGAGATACCCCAATCATTGATGAATATGATAGAATAAAGATAGCCATAACAGATGGAAATAATGTAACGTATAGTGCCACGTATGAGGTAATCAATATCAAACCAGTTCAGGATGCAGTGCAAGGAACAGTACTACCAGTAGAATTGATGGGACCAGAATTTTATCTAATACGTACAATGTTTGCAGAACAATTTTTCTTCAAGTCAATGTTTTTTGCATCAGAGGGAATTTGTAATTTTTACAATGCAAACAAGGGAACATTACAACCCAGAATTATTAATCACGATAATAATTCAACTTCTGGGGGCTTCAATGATCTACCAAAATGGACTGCAAATGACTATCTGTTTAATTTATCAGAGACCAACCACTATGATGGACTAATTAATGTCATGGATAGAGGAGGGTCTAGTGTCGCATCTAGTGGAGCTGGTGACTTTTTTGAGATTGGTTTTGAGTCTGATGCAAGACCAGAACTTTTAAAATTTCGTGGATTCTCATCAGGTAATCCATCTGACCAAACTATAATTCCTAACATCATTGACACTACTGCAACAAACCCTGGTGAAGAAGAAGGGGGAATAGAATCTACAAAGGGAACTGTAGTTGGTACTTGGTGTGCAGATGGTGTAGGATTTCTGCCAAGACAAAATGCTGATTTTATTGGGGGTCTTGAGGCTTGGCCATTATTTCCTGCATATGTTGCAGGTGAATTATATCCATCTGGAGCCATAATTCTAGTTCCTAACACTTTGGATTCACAAGGTGACAACTTTCATTATAAAGCAAATAAAGACACACTAATTGCACCCCCAACTCCACCAACTGCTTCAAATGCAGATTGGGATCAATACCAATTTACAAGTTTTCTAACTACCGAAGTAGGACATTCTCCATCAAACTATTCACTTTGGACTTCTGCAAGAGCTGTACAATGGAAATCAAATGGTGCAAAAACTGATGGCAGTCTAGAAGATGATCCACCACTAGCGACATCCATGGCAGTTTGGGATTCTAATTTAGTTATAGTTGATGGAAAGTTTGCACGTACATGGGTCGATGTAAGGGCATTAAATGAAGCTGCAATTCCTGGGAAATTCCTTAGAAATGGTCAGGTGTATAGAGGATTTCGTGTTCTAGTTGATGGAGTAGGAACTGCAGAGTTTGCAGGCTTTGATAATTTTGTCATACAATGGAGTGGTACAGAATGGTTGATCTTCAAACGTCCTGCAAATGATGAGATGGTTGCAGTTGATAATGAAGCCAAAGTGTATCAGTTGTTAACAGGTACTTGGACTGACATATCTACATCTCTTGACCAATCAAAGGACTGCTATCATCCAGTCTTTAACATTACCAATACACAGGGACATAATGCTAAGAATAGTGGTGGTACAGGAAATTTTGGTGAGATAAGTGCAGTAACATACGAGTTTAGATATTCAAGGTTAGATTCAACATTGGGTCCTTTATTTGATGTAGAGCTATATTATCGTCTATTTGCAGGAGCTTGTTTTAGAGTCCCTTATCCATTCAACACAGATAATGGAAATATTGTAGGAAATGATTACGGGGATAATGATTCTCGAGAGCCTGCAACATTTGAAGCAGCTAACATGAATCTTACCAGTTCAGGATTTTCTGGATTCAATAATGTAGAAGCAGAAGATTTAGGACCATTTGATGCTTTGACATTTAATATAAAGCATGTTTGGAGATATGGAAAACTAGGTGATGGTCCACGAGTACAAGATGGAAACTTTGCATACAGATGTACTCTTTATGATATTGATGATGGTGTTATAAAACAAGACTTTACCATACCAGTGAATGGATTGTGGGAGCCAATATCATTACCGATTGGTTCTTTTGAGCCATATGAGGCTCGGTCCCCTTGGGCTTTTGGTAATATTGGTCAGAATATATTTTTACAAGGAATTGAAGTATTGAAAAAATTCCGATGGCGTAATATCAAAAAGATTTCAATACACTGGTTAGGACCATATGATAATCAGGGAAGATACAATCCTAACGGGCAGGGATCATTCATTGCACCATCTATTGAAGATATTGCTAGTGGAAATCTTTTTCAAGATTATAATGTAAAACTAAGTATTGATTCATTTGCATGGGCAAAGCCAGGATTATCATTATCTCCACCAGTTACAGACAGACCACTAATGCCCCCATTCTTTGAAGAACCTCTAATATCCAATCTATTCCAAAACAGTCAGGCGAACTTGGCAAAATTAGAGATTATGAAGTTTCGTCATAAACAATACGAGTTTACAATGCAGGGTGACAATTCTATAAGATTTGGAGACTCTGTATTTTTAGAAAACAAATTTTTGGTAAAAGAGTCTGATAGAACCATAAATGATGTAGATGCATGGGTTACTGCAACTGACTATTTCATTAATGATGATGTAAAAGATTTAGGAGTTATTTATCGTTGTATCAAAGATCATACATCAGCTGCTGGAAACAAACCACCCGCTGCTGAATTTTGGGTATCATTAGGGGGTGGTCCAATACCTAATACAATAAAATTAGTAATTAAGAAAATAGAGAAAAATATAGATAAACTACCTAGTGGCTCTCCTAGTGGATTGCTTTACACGTTTACAGGAGTAAAGAGGTTCGAGTAAATGGTACAAAACGCTTCTAGAATACCTACTCGAATTGACAGACTGGTAGCCCATCAGAGAATGATAAAAGACCATTATGGATTAAACAGAATGAGGACAGTCCCACGTACTGTATCATTTCCATCATCATCTACTGGAGAATTTGGTGGTAGTACTTCTGCATCTGGTAACTATCTTCCAGTACTAGGAGGTGCGATGAGTGGACCTATTGCGTTTAGTCCGCCATCAATAGGCGCTCTAAAAATTAACATAAACAATGAAATCAGTATTGGACCGTCTGATAACAATTCAGAATATTCAGGTAATGTATTATTAGATATTTTGGCTAGTGCAAGTACACAATTAGATACAATTAAGGGAGCCACATTTGATGGACAATATTTAGTCTTACGAGGTTCAGGACTTCCACAAACAATCACTCAAAGGATTGCCTTATCAATTACTAACATTACAGGTGACGGAACAACCAACATAATCGTTGTTGATGTAACTCCTGGTACAGGATCTGTTCTTGTCACAAATAACAAAGTCAACATTGTAGGAACTACTAATTATGATGCTGCTGGTGTAGTGATTACAAAACTTTCTGCGGACACATTTAGTTTTGATATTGGAAGTGTAGGAGCCGATATTACAGAAACAAGTGGACAAGTAGTAAGAGGAAATATCCAAACTTATGATGCAAAGGACATTGTAGTTACAGGAGCTGATTCTTTCAAGGCTTGGGTGTTAATCTTTGATGAGTTTATTGCAGACGGTGTATGGCGTGTGCTGACTCCTCCTATTGTAACTGGAGGTGGTGGACTAACTGAGCCAATAATTCTTACCCCCAATGTAATAACTCCACAAACTTTACCTACAAAATCTACCGTTAATTGGAATAAAAATCCAAACACAATTACACTGGATAGGGCAGTAGAGTTTGATTTCTCTAATCTTCCAGCATCTGGAAAATATGAAGGAGTCTTAGTAATTATAGATATAGATGGAACTGGTGGCTTTGCCTCACCCATTTGGCCTACATCATTGGCTAATCCACCTGTAATTCTAACTACACCAAATACAAGATTTTCAGTAATGCTATACACAATAGATGGAGGAACTATAGTAACTCATGCCACAAGTGTTGGAAGTGGTACAAATATTGCTAATGCATCCCAATGGGCTAATTTTCCAGCAATAAATGATGTTAACATTGCAACATTTGATATTCAAAATATCGATAGAGCAATATTTGCCCTAAGTGATGGAGTAGTTACAGCAGCAAATGTTACGCAGATTCTGTTAAATATCAATAATCAGTTTCAATTCAATACTGCAAAAGCTAATGATTTTGTTTGGTCTTTTAACAATAATGCATCTCTTGTATTAGATGATGATGCATCAACAGATCCTGATCAACGTGTCTTTTCTTTACTTTCAGATAGTACAGTAACTGATGCTGTTGCGTTTGTTAGAATTACTCACTCATCTATCAATTCTCTAGATACACAAACTATTGGTCATTATGGATTTTATGGAACAGATGATGCTGGCGGAACTGGTGTATTGGAATATGCAGCAATTACTGGTGAGATTGAAGATTCAGCCACAGGGGCCATAAAGGGATCTTTACGTCTAGAAGCAACTGTTTCAGGTGCTTCTACTAATTTTCTACAAATTAATGATGCTGGAAATGGTCTTGTTGATATTTTTACTCAACTAGATATGAACAATAAAAAAATCATAAATCTTTTAGATCCAACCGCAGATCAAGATGCTGCCACTAGAAAATTTGTGCTTGACAATGCAGGTATTCAAAATCAAATCGCACAACTAAATTCTAATGTTACAGTAACTGATACTGGCACTAATGGATTGATTCAGTTTAAGGCAGATAATGTTCTAGTTGCTCAAATGCAAAATAATCGAATGGACTTTCAAGATACTGATGTATTTGGAATTAATTTATTAGCATTTCGTGATGAAGCTGCTGCTGCTACAGCAACCACCTTTACACAAAATCCAAGTGACTTGACAATGAATTTTGTTGATAAGACAGATGACTTTTTTATTAAATTTAACAGTGTTACAGGATTCACTGTTGATGAACTTCTCACGAGAGTGTCTTCAACTATTCCTAATACGGCAGGAGCTATTTTTGAATTATTCAGAGACGATCCAAGTCCCGTAGCAGGAGATGAGGTGGGAATATTCAAATTTAGAGGAAAGAATTCAGCTTCTGCTGTAACAACGTATGCTCAAGTTGAGTGTGAGATAATTGATCCTCTATCTACCAATGAGACTTCTAGATTGAGATGGTCAATATTTGACAGTAATATTTTTGTAAACGCAATGATACTTTCTCCTGGTAATTTAACACTTAGACAATTTACAGGTACACCAACTGATAAGGTGTTATTCCACATTCTAAAAGAAGATAACAGTCCTGGTAATGGTGATGATATAGGAGGAGTAAATTTTGATGTACTTGATTCTGGCGTAACTTCTGAATATGCACAAATACTAGCCAAAATTGAAAATTCTACAAATGCAGGAAAATTACTTTACAATGTAAGATCATTTAATTCATCCACATTATTTACTGCTATGGAACTTATTGGAGAAACAGCATTTTCAGGAGCACAACTAAAAATACCTGCACAACTTCATTCTGATATAAAATTTAGTGCTGGTTTAACTGTGGATTTTAATGCAGGTCAAAGTAATGTTGGTGCTGCAGGATCTGCAGATATGTTACCTAATAGACCAAACACCTATCTTATAATCAAACAAGGTGGTACTGAGTTTCTAGTTCCAGCATATACTAAACCGTAGAAAATATCATTGAAGAATTATTCTTCTGGAATCACTGTGGGAACATTGTCTCCATAATCAATATTTTCTTTAACTTCCTTTTCTGGAGTTTCCTCTATTTCAGGTTCTTCATTTGGAATTACGTAACCTTCAAAAAATATTGGTATTTTTAATATAGT